TAATTTGCAAGCGATTTAGAAGACCGTAAGATGAGCTAATTCCGACAGAAGCTGTTAAGCCGGCGGCGGTTGTGATTGCGCCGGTAACATTTAACGCATTTTCAAAGAAGCCTTTGCCAATAACATTAATGTCGCCCGAAGCAGATATACAAGTTACAGCTGAACTGTGTCCAGCAATTACAAGAGTTCCATCTCCATTGAGACGAATGCTCTTTGTACCGCCGTCATTCACACCTAAATTATTTACATGTGCATAAGAAGCGCTAACGCCAGCAGAAGAAGATATTCCAAGAGCGGTTGAAATTGCTCCGGAGACATTTAAAGTATTTTCTATATAAGCGTGACCAACAATATTAGCGTCACCAGAAGCTGATAAATTAGTTCCACCAGCACCGCCGCCCTGTAAAAGCAAGGCTCCACCACCGGTCATGACCAATTGACCATTTGGCTGGAGTCGGATAGCTTTTGTGCCATCTTGATTAACACTTAAATTATTATAGTGCCCATAAGAGGCAGTAACGCCTGCGGATGCTGTTACACCAGCGGCTGTTGTAATTGCTCCAGTAACATGTAATGTACTCTCTAATGTTGCGGCGCCAACAATATTTAGTGGTCCGGACCCTGAAAGTTCTCCGGTAAACTTATGGGTATCTCCCGAAGAGTTGCCAAAAGTATTTGAGCCTAGATAGTTTGTACTCTCATAGGTAATCGTCTCAAGCTTATAAGAACGGATTGTGCCACTGACATCTAAAGTACCAGTTACTCTTAATACATGAGTGTCTGCATCGCCGGTGCCAGTGTCCCACATAAGACGCTGACTACCCGTGACGGACTTGTGACCAGCGCTATATAATACCGAACCAGTCGGGCTTCCATAAGAAGTTACAACAATATTGTCACAATCGATATAAGCCCACGAAAAATCAGCCATTTAAACACCCTTTGAATTGATATTTAGAAAGAAGTACATGCTGCTCTGATAACCATGTCGTTAAGAGACCCGTCATGAGCGAAAGCGATCCTATCAATTCCGTGAATTGGCACAACCACCATGAACTTGCCATTAACTGTTGTCCACTTGGCCTCAACCCACATGTCGTTGGTTGTTGCTGCAGACGAACCGTTACCCGCGAGGCGTCCGTATGGCAAATAAAGTTTTGACCAAGCACCAAAAGCATAATTATACGCATAAATGGTCACTGTGTCATCCGTTCCATCATTTTCAATCTGGAGGTGAAGGTAGTGTTGATTCTCGGTGATGTACCCATTGACGCCAGCTGCAGTTGTGGCTAAGTTGTCGTCTAGATCGCCGGCGGCGACAGCCGTAACAGTGATGGCTGTCATCTTGACATTTTTGCCCTGGTCACCTCCGTACTGTACAGATCCGTTTCCCCACCCATACTTCTCAGTGATTGGACCAGGGTCTTTTAGCTCTTTTGGTCGCCGGGTTCTACCCCAACTATCAAAATGTCCAGCTTTTGATCCGCTGGCCTCGCTCTGCCACATATTTCGATAGCGACTTTTGTCGCCCATTCCGTCTCCGATTGCCATACTGTTCTCCTTTCACAAAAAACTAATAATAATTAGTCATCAATTCCTATTATTTCTCTTTTGCCTCTTTTTTAATTTAGCGGCATCCCTCTCACGCTGTCGCTGAGCTTTTTCACTTTTCAGCTTTCTGCGGACAGATGGTTTCTCATATCTCTGACGATCACGGAATTTCTCAACAATTTTTTCTTTTTTTGCTTTTTTAATAAAACGTCTAATTAATCTTTCTGCTGGTTCTCTCGGTCTAGACTTAACCGAGAAATTAATACTTTTCATCTTTACCTTCTATAGAAATTTGTTCCATTTACCTGCGGCTAAATTCATGATGCCATTTATATTTACACCCGGGTCTCGCGGGTCTGTGTCTGATAATGGGCTGTGTGGCGCGGGCGATCGACCCGAAGTCGTTCCGGCGTCTGCCATTGGCTGTACGTCTTCAAAAAGATTCACACCATTGTAGGCGCCTTTGCCAATAGAGTCCATTAACTGTTTTCTTGATTCACTAATTCTTGAACTAGTCGTATCATTGGTTATATTAAACAGGCGCTCTTGCTTGGTTGGTTCTGTCTTTTGTTCAACAATCGTAGCTGATCCCATTCCTCTGACCACCTCAGACACAACACTAGATAAAACACCTTCCTCTAAAATAACCTCCTTGATACACTCTTTGATCAAGGGTTTTAAAATTTGTTTTAATTCTGTTTTCTTCATTTATCATCCAATATCGAATTTAAAGCGCGATTAATACGGTCGGCTTTAGTAAAAACCTTATTTTCTTTTGCTTCTTTAATCATAAAAGCGTTTGGGGTTGAAGGCTCAGATACAAAATCAAAACAGATTAACTGAAAGTCATCTTCAACGATTGTACGCCCCTGACTCTCGCTAACAGATCCGAGACCTCTGGAAGAGATTCCCAATTTGACACCATCATTCACAAGTTCTTGTAAGATTTTTCCTGATGGTGTATTGAGAACTTGCACTTTTCCCATAACATTGGGACCATCCCACCATACGTCCGTTACCATGTGGGAGGCATTCTTTAAATTAATTACAGAATCGTCGGGATGGTCTAGTTCGCCAAGGGCTCTTCTTTCTTTTACGAGTTTTGAATAATTCTTCATCTCTCGCTCTAAGATAGCCATAGGATAAACTCTTTTATTTCCGTTCTCCTTTTCAGCCTCTTGGAGCTTTCCGGACAAAATCATGCCGCCGTTTACCACAAACCTCTTTTCCTCTTCGGTTAAAAGATCTTGACAAACGCCGCCTTCGCATAGCTCATAATATTCTCGTAAAAGCTTCTTTGCCATTATTTGTCCTTCTTCTCATCACAATAGCCATGCCACCCACGAGACCCGTCAAAGCCCTCCATGCCGTGCTCCATCCACTTGCCTTTGCACTTCGCTTTTTTCTGCGCAAGAGAATCAGCGCCGCCGGCGGGCTGATCGTGTGGGCCTGTTGCATACTCTTCGAGTGGCTCATCTTTAATCTCTTTTAAAGCTGCTTCCAACTCTTCTTTGATAATATCTCTTAATTGTGTTTTTGTAATTTTCATTTTATTGTTCCTTAAAGCGGGCGCTACCCGCATGAGCTAAGAGCCCTTGCAGCAACGACGAACGGGCTGAAGACGCCATTTACTTGTCCAGTGGTTGTCCATTATGTACTCCTATTTGAAATCCGTTATCGCAGAACAAAACATTAAAAATGTATGATGTTCCTGAAGATAGCCAGCCGCAAATCAAAAAATTTGCGAGACTATAGTCAAATGTAAATAGTTCTGTAAAACCATTTATGCCACACAAAAACACGCCAACCCAAAAGCCCATACACATCGGACAATGAAAAAGCTCTCCGAAACCGTTGAGCCAATCTTTAGGTGGTCTGATTTTGTTAAAAATTGTGCCGTAAACTATGATCTGTGTTAAACCATACGCGGCTAAAATAAACCAAATTAATTCCATGTTACACCATTAGTAAGAATATAATGAAGAAAGTCCATAAACATCTCGGACATACCCGGGTTTTAGCGATCCCTTTTCTGCTTCTTGTGGAACCTCGCCAAGCTCTGTTGATTCCTTAGAACTTGGGTGCAATAGGTTGTCTTTGTTCATGTCGGCATATGCATCTGTAAAGTCAAAATTGACGCGCTCTTCATCAATAAAATCAGAAATATTTATTATGGCTAGTTTGTATGCGTCTAATTCATCATTCTCATAAATAACTGCTTCTAGTGATCCATATATATTACCACCTCTAATAGTTGCAGTATCTACAATCCCCTTTGTACGCAAATGGTCAAAGAGTCTATTCTGGGCGCCATAAACTTCGTCGCTAACAAGATTCTTTGCAAAAGCAACAACCTTTTTGGCCCCGGGCATTAAAACAATATCAATATTGTTGTGATCAAAAATCATAATGTCACCATTTAAACTTTTTCTGGCGTTCATATTAAGGACGACGGGCTTGCCGCCTTCGGCGCCTTCGACTTCGACCTGTTGATCTCGTATTGTAACTCTAACTGGCATCTGACTGAACTTCCCTGACAAGATCTTGAATTTTTAACATTTTAATTAACATTTGATCGTCGATTTGCCTCTCCCTAAATCCTTCCAATAGCGAAAGTACATTCTTGGTTTTGCCAGACATATCACTATCGCTCTTAATGTCATCGCTATCGAGCGAGTCTGAAATAATCTGCTTAAGACGACCCAACTCTTCATTCATAAATATTTTCAATTCTAAGCCATTGTCCATAAATGAGGTAATATATTTATTTAGCAACTCCTTTTGTTCGGATATCAAGTACCCTGAGTATTTTTTATTGAACTTCTCAACAAAGGTTTTATATACGAGATTATCAATTGGCTGTAGCTTGCTTGAGTCTGCAACGGTCTCTTTGCTAAGGTTGTCTAGAATTTTCTTTTCGAGGAGCACTCTATCCTTCACCGGTGTTTTGTCTGAAAACATTTGTGAGATTGTGGCTAGATTTTTGTAATTTGGAACAAAATTAGAAAAAACATTTTTAGTTAGCGTTTTATTCATGTCGTTTATAACTTTAGACTGTTGATCAAAAATGTCTTGATGATCCAAAGACAAATAAACTCTCTTAACTTCATTCAACATCTTTTCTGCGGTTCCGGTGTCTAAGCCTCTTGTTTCGACAAGAACCTTGTACAAATCGACCTCTTCTTTTAGCACATTGCCTTCGCCAAAGTATTGTTTCATAATATTTGAAATTTTTGCAATACCGTCTTTATCGCTCGCAACAACAGCTTTTGTCATCTCATTGATCAAAGTTTCATATAAAAATGCTGTATTTCTTTTCTTATTATGCCTCTTTCTTTTCATCTTTTGACTCCATATTGTTTTTTACTTCTAAGTTTTTAATCAAAGCCCGCATCTCTTGGTTTATTTCAAATAATCTCTCTTCTGCAAAGCTATCATTTATAGAATAATTAGATTGCTTGCTCTCGTAAATCCTACTTGCTTTTGCCAGTCCTTTAAATTCTTGGGGGGCGGCGCCCCAAATAGTTCTTGAGGACACCTCTGGCGAGGCGGCTCTCTTCATATTTTTAAGTCTTCCGCCCTTGCTATAGCTAACCGGCTTGGTCTGTGTTTTGCCTTTCCAGCCCGGGCGAGTATACGTTTCACCCGGCTTGGGATCGCGATTTCCCGGCGGTTCGGCTAGCAACATTGTGTCGTCTTCGACGGGGGCTTCTTCGCCTCCCAATTCTTCACCACCCAACTCTTCGCCGCCGAGATCTCCTTCTAGATCACCACCAAGATCGCCTAAGTCGCCACCTAAGTCACCACCTAAGTCGCCGGCTTCCGCGCCGGCGCCCTCTGCTGCTGCAGCTTCCAACGCTGCGTCGTGACGCTTATCATAAAACATTTCACGCTGATTGCGGAGGAACTCTTCTTCGGAGAGATGAAGCAAATTTTGTGCGATCCACCGACGACTAAAAAACCCTTCAGTGGCGCCGGTGGCAATATCAAATTTCGCTTTCCAGTGCTCAAGATCCTGCATCTCTGAAATCTTTGATGGATTGTTGAGAGACAGCTTGAAGCTTAATAAGTCATCGCCGCGATACCCAATCGTATAAAGGTGAATGATAGCCATCTTTTCCAACTCGGCAATTACAACTCTCTGTAGCCTCTGAATTGTTCTGGCAAAACGAATGTCTTTTTGTGCGAGCGTCGTCTTGTCTTCGTCGGCGCCTTCGCCGCGTGACAAATAAGACTGCGGCACTTTCAGAGCAGAAAATAATTTATCTCGAAGATATTTAATATCGTCTATTTCCGTATTGTTTGTTCCGCCGCCAAGATTTTCAATTCTAGAATTTTGTCCTGCTCGGACAGGAATAAAGTAATCCTCTTCGACCGACAGCGGATTGTAGCGCAAGTCAACGCGACCCGTATCAGGATCAAGAACTTGATTACGCTTCATCTGTGTCACAATCTTTTGCATATATTGCTCTACATCATTAGGAGAAACAGAGCCAACATCAATATAGAAGACTCTGCGTTCCGGAGATCTAATAACACGATAAGCCATCATTGCATCTTCCATCAGAATCAACTGGCGCCAGATTCTACGGGCGGGCTCCAAAACTGAACTGCCATATGGAATATATTTATCGTTTCCTAAAACTCGAAAATGGCCAATTTGCCAATTTTCAAAAGTCATTCCAGCGGAATTCCATTGATATTGGACATAATTTGGATTTGTCTTATCCTCGCCTTCTAGACGCTCGATCTCGCTGACCGGCAAGGATATCGCCGACTTAATACCAAAACTCTCGTCAATATCGAGATACAAGAAGAAGTCTCCATACTTGCACATAGTCCTGCACCATCCAAAAAGATTTGTCTCAATATTAATCACTTTGTAGAACAACGTGTGTAACACAGTCTTAATCTCTTCGTTTGAGCAACGTATTCTCAACAATTCAGATAAGTCAGATGAAGTGGTCATTTCATCAGCATAGATATCAAG